AAACAACCTTGATCTTTCAACAGCGATTGAGGCTAATCGTAGCGCCTGTAATGAATTAGTCGTATATCTCAAAGGTAAATCAATGAAGTTTTCCAAATCATTATCATCAGATAATGCAACTGCATCAACAAAAGGTTTGAAATCCTTCGCTACAAAGTCTTCATTCCTAGATCGATAAAAGCCTTTGACTCCATTAAATAGGTTTCTTGCTCCGGGTCTAGTTTGAATACGGATACCAGACACCATGTCGTCTTCAGTAATTGTGTGAGTTGGGGCGCGATAGTCACCTGCCAACAGTTTGAACTTTCCATTTGTGTAGCATAACTTCCCTGCCAATGAGGTCAGCATATAATCAAGATTTGTTTTGCGGCTGTTGCCAGTATCAGCGATGCCATTAGCTGAGTAACGTGTATTGGTATATTCAATGTAAGTCGCTGTGTCAGTTGAATCACCAGATTGCCAGGCATAATCTATGTAGAAGCCTTTCTTGTCTTCCGTAAGCTCTGTGACTGTATAGGAGTTGTCATACAGCGAATGACCTGTATCGTTTGTTAAAATAGTCACGGTGTCGCCAATGTGAAATGGCAAATATGTATCATCAATATCTGAATTTGGAGTCCATAATGTTTTACCAGATACATAATTGTCTTCTTGTATAGTGCCTGACCCATGAGCGATGAAACCAACGCTTCCATCAAATGTAATTGTTTCATCACAGACGTTTGCCGCCGCTTTAATCGCATCGTCATCTATTTCAGAAGCATCGACACGGCATCCGTAAACTGTATTCGTCAAATAATCTCGAATGACTAACGCCGGATTATCACTCCAAACAGTAGTAGAGTTTCGTGGATCGAACAGCTTTTTGCCTTTAATCAAACAGGCAATGTTAGGTACGCTTCCTTTGAGTGTTTCAGTGTCATATTTGATGCGGACATAAATATGAGCGATCCCTGACATAGTGTGAGTCGTGTCCCACTCACCTGCCGCTACTGTTTTATTTAGATATGAAGGATCAGGCAACTTGCCGACATCATGCCCAAGAAATGTTAAGTAATCATCTGCATCCGCATATACAGGGTAGAAGCTAATTAAATCTTTGTAATCGCTAGCAACTAAAAAATTAGAAATGAGCAACCGTGTATAATTGATTGCTGTAACGTTTATGGATGAGACTGTTAAAGTATAATTTTGTGCTGATCCGCTAGTATTTTGATAGCAAAAATTGTGCGATGTGCCTGAGTTATTATAAACAGTTGAACCACCAACAACTAAATTGTAGTTATATGTTCCGCCTAATGGATCATAAATATAACCATCAAGATTGATTTGGCTCCCCGCAGGCAAGGTTCCCGTCCTTGTTACCCCACCCTGTACACTTGTGTTATAGATTCCATTGTCGGTCACATCCATAACATCATCATCAACCTCTAGATCAATGGCGACATCTGAGTTCACATAGACTTTTTGAATTCCTTCAATTTCATGCGGGGCTAAAGCAATGACCAAATTCAAGAAATCACTATTGGGTTGACCAAGTGACAGGGTTGCCAAATTTGAATAGACAAATGTTCCGCCAGTGAGAGTCTTGCCATAAATAATTTTATGAGTATCAATCGGACTCAGCGTTGTGATGTCACTGCTTGCAGGTTGTCTTTCTAAGTCAAATGTAGGAGGCTTCGGTGCTAGTGCGCGGCCAATCTGATCAAAAGCAAGTGTTGACCAAAAGGCAGTAGAAAACGCCACAGTTGATCCGGGTATCAGAACAGAGACACCCGCGACAACAGCCGCTTTTAATATCTATTCACCTACATCACTCATCGTTGTACCTCCACGCTTTTTCCGCAATGCTCATGCGGTATGATTTCATTCCGTTCGCTGTGACACAAAGTATGTTTCCTGCGTTCGCAATGCCCAAAGTTGGCTGTCCTTGGAGTTTGATGAGATCGCCATTCTGCACATAGTTGATATCAACTTCTGTGCCTCCAAAGTCACTGACTGCTTGGTCAAGTCCGCCCAGTTCTTCAATCTTGGCTATCGCGCCTTCTTCTGTATCGTACTGGTCAACCAATACATCCAGACGATCAGGGCAAAGACATGACATGGCAAAGATACAGCAATCCCATTCGCCCCAAGCGAAAGTTCTGTTCAGGTTTTCATCAATGACTTGGAAAACCCTTTGCTTGTTTACTCGCCCCACGTTAGAACCCTTTTCTGAATCGTGGTTATCCATTCAAGACTATTATCGCCCGGATGTTGCAACTGTTGTTCTTCATAGGTATAGCGACACTCGCTTGATCGTTCAAAATCAACTAATCGGTTTTCTACTGCCACGCTAATCGTGCAAGATTCTCCGTCATCAGAAATAGCCATTGAATCCATGCGGCCTTCAAATACAACTGGAGGCAATTCGTCAGGGTTGATTAGAATGTTTGGTGATTGACCTGCTATGTTCACAGTGTTGGCATATCGGAATCCAAGATAAATGGTCAGTGTTCGATCTTGGTAATCTGTGTTTAATGCTTTGTCTAAGATTGATGAATCAAGGCCGTTTAATGTGATATTGATGCCACTGCTTCTTAAATCTAAAGGCTCATCAATAGAACTGAACGATAAGAAATCACCTGCGCCGTAAAATGTTCCATGCCCAATAACAACAATGTCTGAGTGATGCGTACACATTCGCTCGTAAGTTCCATCAAAATTTGCTTCAAGCAAAAAGACAGGTCTAACAATTTCTCCAGTAAGAATTCCGTCAATCGTTGTGTTGATAGAATCGTTGTCACCGACTCCAGGCGTGTAGAATTCACGGCTCATAGATCAGCCTCAACACAAGCGAAACTGAACCCGTACATTGACGCCTGATTGATTGAGAATCCAACCTCATTGGTTGCTAATCGCCAAAGGCCAGTCGCAGGAGCGTATTCCACAGGGACATTTTGAGACACGCCAGTTCTCAGTGATGGCTCAAAAGTTGCCGTGTATGAATTATTTGCAATACCTAATATTAAATCTTCAACAAGCATATAAATGTGATTGTTCAGTTCAATGAAATCACCTGCTTTCAAAGTTGTGCCACCTGACTCTGTGCGCTTCAGTGGAATACTGTCATCACCTGCCGCACCTGCACCCGCTACCACAACATTTGCTGTTAGATTTCCATGTGGTGTTGCATTGAGTGGGTTGTACATTTCAAACGTCCCAATCGTGCCACGCAAACTCACAAAGAACGCTTGCCATTGTCTAGCTTGTGCATGGGTCAATGGAGGCAAAGTAACAGTCGCTTCCCATCGCGTACCACTGTTCTCATAGCTTTGTGATGCATAAGTAAATGGCGATACAACAGTGGCTACCTTTCTTTGTAGCCTCAAATCAAATGCTTGGAAGTCATGATTTGGAAGTGTTAGTGGATAACTGATTGCCATTAGATACCTGCCAAACCTCTACTGTATGATCCGCCACGCTGTCTCGCTTCTAGCACAGCACCTTTGGTTGCTTCTGTAATTTGAGGCATTAGGTTAGCAATCTCTGCTCTGACTGTCTGCGATACGCCAGTTGAGATGTTTAGTGTGACAGCGACAGCACCGCCCATGCCTTGACCTTTCGTGTGATCGATGACTGTTTCGTTAGGATGTAGGATCGCAGGGAATCCACCTTTGCCATCGATACCGCCTGCTCTAGCACCTAGTCCTGTAAAGCCACCACCGTTGCCGCTTAGAATTGGATTTGTTGGTGCGCCAGATGTTGCACCACCTGCCGTACTGAAGAATCCGCCAATCGTATTAAAAAGCGGCTGTGTAATCTGCTGTTGGATGAACATCCTAGCAAGGTCATTGATAATTGATCGAGCCATATCTTTGAAAGCATCTTTAGCTGACTTAGCTCCTAAAACCATATCAGCTAGGCCATCAGTCGTTGCTTTCATTGCTTGTTGCACACCACTATTCAAAGTGTCTTGTAAACTAGTGCTTTGTTCTGTTGCTTTTTCAAATGCCTTGGCAATTTTTTGCAATAGTTTTTCTGTTTCTGTGAGCTTTTCGTCCGTCTCACTCAAAGAGCCATTCAAGCCTTCGGAGCTACCTGGCCTACCTAAACTATCTCTCAAACTAAGTACGAATTCACCTGCTGATTTCAAGCTATTAGCAAATTGCGGCCCAACTTGATTCAAGTTATCCATAAGGCCAACCAAATTCGCTAACGGATAAATGACCTCAAGGACACGATTAGATAGCTTGACTACTGCTTCAACAAATTCACCTAAGCCAATAATGGCTTTACCAATCGCCAGTAATAGGTAATCAGCAAGTGCAATTCCTAATTGCCTTACGCCTCCAGTGCCTTCTTCTATTTTTTCTAAAAAAGTTTCTGTGAGGAAAGTCGCCAAATCTTCTAAAGCAGGTGCTAGTGCGGCTACTGTTTGATCTGTCACACCTTTTAGCAAAGTGCCAAGTTTTGTAAACGCATCGTTTGCTCTTTCTACACCCTGTGCGGCATCTGTACTTAACAAAACCCCTAGTCTATCTGCTTCTGCAAACATGGCAGAAAGACCTTCTCTGCCTTCTTTAAGGGTATTGATAAATGCCAAACCTTCGGAATCGAAAAGCTTAAAGCCTAATCTGACTTGATCATTTGCGTTTTTGACGTTGCCAAAAGCATCTGCCAAAGCAAACATCTGTTCTTCTAATGGCAACCTGCTCAATGCTTCTGCATCAATGTTTAGTTCACGCAAAGCACCTTTTGCCTCACCTGTGCCTTGTGCGGCTTCAGATAGTCGTCTGGTGAATCTTTGTATTGCCATGTCAGTGGTCTGTATTCCGACCCCTGATAGTTCTGCCGCATAACGTAGTGCGCTTAAACTTTCAGTTGTGACACCTAGCTTTTGTGCTGTTTTAGAAAGTGCATCAGTTGCTTGTAGTGAGTTGCGAATCAACAGGCCAATACCTGCCGCACCAACGACTCCAACTAATGCTGTTTTAAGATTAAAGACAGCAGAGGCTACACTTCCAACCCCTGCACTAATGCCTCTAAAAGCTGATTTAGTTTTATCCAATGCGGTAATTACAATGTTAAGTCTTCGATTTGCCATCGTTTACCACCTTGAAATAAGCCATCCATTCGTACAATTCGGAAAGCGGCATTTGCTCGATCTCACCGATAGTTTTACCAAGACGATCCGCTAGTGAAATTAAATTCATTCTT